GTAATTTCCATCTCAATAGTAATAGCTTCATCACTTGCCCAGTCATACGAGCCGAAATTAGCACTAGTAATGAATGCTCCATAAATTCTCCATTTTTCAACCAAGTCGCCGACAGGACCAAGACCGTAAAGTTCAATATCCTTTTTATAAAAATCAACATAACCAGTTCTACCAGTCAGTGATTCGTGATGGAGACGAGTCCATTCCATTACAGCCTGTGCAGCACTAGGAACAACAGGATGATATAGAGATATAGAAATAGGTTGCCAGTCCAATTTACCTGCATATTTTCTTTTGATATTAATATAATCAATAACAAGTCCATTAATAGTGTATGAGGGTTTTGATGCCGTTTTAATTACCCAGGCTGGAATACCATCAATATACATAATAAAGCGATGTGCTTGCATAGGTTGAAATCGTTCTATCATAAGTTCGTTCGCTTCAACTAGCCTATCTGTTGCCATTTATTTTCTCCTATTTTTTATATTACGCGTTTAAAAGTCTTCTAATTAACACAGCCTTTGAGCCATTTGAATTAACACCAATTCGTTCAGCATATTCAACTAATTCGCCAACTAACATACCGCGTAATTCTTCTTCAGTGTATCCTTCATTAGGAGGCTCGTCGTCAACAACACATCCAGGATCAGGACCGGCGGCAATAACATCAACACTAGTAACAGTACCAGAATCAATACTAATTATGTTATCATCATCAACAAGTTCTACCTTAATTTCTTCAACTTCTTTTACAACGCCCACTCCAGCATTTGCTGCATCAAGCATTCTTTGTTTTTTTTCTTTCATACGTATTGTAGCTTTACTAGACATAGTTTTCTCCAAAATTTATTATACACATATAAATATAAAGTTTTCAAAATTTCAATCACTAATAATAAATATATAAAAAAATAATAATTATAGGTATAGGAGAAATAAAAAATGTTTAAAGATTTTTCAGATGAATTTCTTAAGTTTAAAAATAAAATATATAATAATGAACCTTTTTCTCTTGTTAGATTTTTTGATGGGGAATGGTTTATCCTTTCAGATAAATTTGAAGATTTAACCGATAAATGTAATGGTGAATGGAAATACGATCCGTCAGATTCAACATATCGAGCCAGTCGACAGAAATTAATAGATAGCTTACAATATAAATCCAATAATTATTATGTTGGAATAATGACTGATTGTCCATGTCTCAAATCATATAAACATGGCGGTCAAAAACTTATGATTGATATGGCAAATCAAAGAGAAGAAAATTTAACATTTGCTAGTGTTTTTTTCTATTCAAATTATTGTCGTTTTTTAAATGAAATGCTTTCTCATATGAAATCATATAAAACTGTTTTGGTCGTCAACCATAAAGCCAATATATCAAGTATTCCATTAAACATAAAAAAAGTATTTAGAGTAGGAACAGATGCTTGGATTAATGATATTAATATTATCGATGAACTTGAAAATTATGTAAAGTACGACGATGAAAAATATTTATTTGTAATTTGCGCTGGACCTCTATCAAATATAATTATTCATAAACTACATCAAATAAACTCAAATAATACTTATATTAATTTTGGTTCTGTATTAGACGAACTTATGTTTGATGAACCTACAAGATGGTATCAATATCAACTACATTTGAGAAGTCATGATTGTATTTGGTAAAGATTTTTTATTATCTCATCATATTTATTACTCATAACAGTAGACGATAAATAGTTTTCAGCAAGTTTTCTATTTGTTTCGCCCATCTTATAATCATATTTTTTTAATTCATCAATTAATTTTTCAACTGATAAAAAAGTTTGTCCATGTTCCCAATCATTGAGCCACCCAGAACAATTTCCTTTAAGAGCATCCTCAAAATTTTCTTCAGTTATCCATCCATCTGTACCATTATACCCATCCATAAAAACAGGTTTTCCTCGAGCCATCGATTCATAAGCACTACGCCCGTATGCAATAACAAAATCACAATCTTCAATCATTTGAACCACTTCATTTTGAGATTTTCCATTTACAGCAACATTAAAATCAAGGCCAAGTTCCTCTAATGCAACTTGTGTTTTTTCCATTAATGGATAACGACTCAGATGTAAAACATTAACAGGATTTGATTTACTATTATAATTTGGAGTAAACATTTCGAGGTCAATACCGTTATAGATTACTTCCTCTGCATCATAAACTTCTTTAGTTTTTTGACAAACCGCAATATGTGTATTATAAATTGACTTATTATTAGGAAAATAAAAAGGAAGTTTTTCTCCAGGAATTGGAGAATGTCCATGTGTTACAAATATTTTTTTGGGAGTCGACTGTTCAATTAAATGTTCATGTATATTATAATTTACAAGAATCGCATCATATGAATTATAATTTGACTGTTGTTTCATTACAATATTATTAACATATGGAGTTATTAAATCAATAAAATCAGTATAATTATATTGAAAATTCCACATAGGCATATTAAAATCATTAATTTCTATGTCGATTTCATAACCTTTTAATTTTAGTTCTTTCGCCAAAGTATAAGCAAAAGTAGTAACTCCTGTCATATTATTGTGTGCTAATATTATTAGTATTCTCATAAAACCCTTTATTCCAAAACTTCATACCCTATCATTTTTTGTATCATTTTACGCCAATATATTAATTTTGATTCCCAAGATTTTGGCAAATCAGATACACCATCTGTTTTCATGTAGGAAGATTTGCCTCGAGGAGTACCAATTGGTTTTGTCGTCGGAATATTAGAACTTTCATTTATATTTTTTTTAACACTTTTCATTTATATTCTCCATATTCAGATATAAATATAAAACTGTTTTATTTTTATGTTTCTCAAATAAAAATCCCCACTTTACGTGGGGATTTTTCAACACATTTGCTTTTAATCGCCTTATTAGATTTTACCAGGATTCTCCAGCTTGAGCAATTGCCGCACTTTCTTCAGAATCAGCAATTTTACAAGATAAATTAAATATAATTATTTTAGACTCAATAGATAATTCATCCCACATACTTATAATTTCATCATCAACATACTGATCCCAACGAAAACCCCAGCTTTTATCTTTTTTAGCAACTTCGAAATCAAACGCTTCTATATAATTTTTGAAATTTTCAAAATAATATTCAGCGAAAGACTTTTTAGATTCTTTAAAACCTTCATCATCCCAGCTATCAGAATTAGTATTCCAATTATAAGTATATTCAGTAATCAATTTGTATAATTTTTTGTTTTTCATTTCTTGCTCCTTTGTTTAACTATTATTAATATACAAAATTAAACTGTAAAAGTCAAGTATTATTTTTAAAATAAAAAACCATTATACTATTAACAAAGTACGTCACCAAATTTTATATATTTCCAGTCAACATATTCACCACTATCCGCACCCATATCAACAAGTTTTTTAACAACTAAATCCCATCGTTCTTCAATACTTCTAAAATCTGCACGATCCCATACTGTTTTTCTGTTATATGTATTAAATATATGAGATGCTTTTTTACTTAAATCTTCAAATATTATTTTTAAGGTATTTTCATTATTGATTTTTAAAATTTTATTTTTAGTATAATATTCCATTTTCTATTCCTTTGTTTAACTATTATCAATATACACAATTAAACTATAAAAGTCAAGAGTTATTTTTAAAATAAAAAACCTCTATACTTATTATACTATTAACAAATATAGAGGTTCCATTTTTTCACAACTTTTTTCTTTAACTTCTAACCCACTAAAAATTAAGTTATTGTTTTTATTTAACTTAATAGATTACTCCGGGAAAATTGCTCCAGTAGGGAGAATATTAAAATTCAACAGAATAAACTCACCAGTTTTAGTTGGTTGCAAAAATATTTCACCAAAAAGTTGATTGCGGTCAATTATATCTGGAGTATTATTCGTGTCGTCCATCTTCACCTTAAATGAATATAATCCAGCACGATTCTGAACACTTTCCAGATACGGATTCACGATATTTAAGAAACGATTTCGTGTAGCCGTTGAATTCTGTTCAAACACTAAATATCTTGTCGAAGACGCAATATATTTCTTCAACGCAATAAGAAGTCTACGAACATTTATACGGTCGAGCGCAGATGCTTTAGATTGGAGAGTTTTTTGCCCCCAAGCAACAACACCTTGACCAGGAAAAGACGCAATTGGATTAACGCGAGAGTTATAAAGAGTATCCCGTTCAGTATGAGTCAATCTTGAGTATGCTTCAACTGCTTCAGTAATTCCGCCGCGATTCAGTCCAGCAGGAGCAAACCATTCTTGAGCAACTTTATCATTAAAAGCATAAACACCACCCATAACAACAGAAGGAGGAGCCCATTGAGGTTTATTTGTATTAGGATCAATAATTTTTATCCACGGATAATAAGTAGCAGCATAATTTGTATCAATAGCAACAACTTCATTAACTACATTACTAATACTATCAGCTAATCCCGTTGTATCCATAATATAGAAACAGTCTCCACGTTCTTCACATACATTAATAGCATAGTTTGCTACATAAGAGTGATATTTCTTAAGAATACCAGGAAGTATAATCATATTAATATCAATTTCATCTGGATTAGAAATAGAGTCAAGAGCTTTTTTATACGAAAGTGAACCAGCATTACCAGCAGCACCACAATCAAATCTTTGAGTATTCGTTGATTTAATACTTTCACCTTTAGCATTTGCAATTCGTAAATCAATACCATCACTACCGCCCTGAAATCCTAACATAAATTTACGAGTAGCAATATTTGACATCCAGTTAGAACCAGTTGCAGAATAAACAATAACATCACTGTAATCACTGAGATTAAATCTTGAATTACTTCCAGTAGATACTGTATATCCTTGAGCAATTCCTTGTTGTCCACCAACCTCATTGAGAAAATTATTAGTATCAGAATCATTAAAGTCGACTCCACGATAAGCACGAGTATTGGTTTCACCGTTAATTGTTTGAGCAGTATCAAAACTCATAGATGGGAAATTAGTACTGCCAGCATTAATCGGAACATTATATTCCTTAAATCCCATAGGTACAACACCTTTTGGAAATGCCGTTGTGCTAAGTTCAACACGAACATAAGATGATAAATTTTTCCAATCACCTTCATAAACTAATTTTGATTCTCCACCAATTGTACGATAATATGATTTTCTATCACCAATCATTCTCGGCAAATAATTTACGCTGTCTGGATCAAGAGTAGCATTAACAAAAGTTTCTAATGCTTCAGGTCGAGCATCAGTATCACTATATGAACGAACAACAACACTAAACTGACCATAATCAGAATTGGATACTTCATCAGCCGGTTTTACATCAAAAACACCTACTTTGATTTTCTTATTAGCATTAACACCATCAGCAAGCGTATGAAATTTAAATAATGAATAATAAGAAGCATCATCACTTGCACTTGTAGCAGCCATATTTTGTGATTCAATCCACGGTGTAGAAGCATTACTATATCCAGCAGAGCTCATTGATACAGCACCAGTAGAATCCCAATGCGTTCCTTGAACTATTGGAGCCGAAGATGAAGCAGCTATACTTGCGCTTTGTATTGTACTAAAATTATATACAACATTTGCAGGAACAGCTCCAGTTAAAACATTATTAAGATAATTCTCTTTACGCGAATCAAATGATGCAGAATAAACTGTTCCATTTAACGATAAAGCAAAATCACCTATACTTCCACTTACACCAACAGAAGTTAAACCGGCATCACTACCAGTAGCACCAATTACGGCAAGAATTTTGCCGTCCATAACCCAATCTCCAGTGTCGTCCACTGAAAGAGTAAAAAAACGTCTAGCATAAGACGCTACACCAAGTACTCTTACAACAGTAACAATACCGGCACTTTTTAAATAATTTTGAACTGTATAAGGTGTATAATACGTTCCATTTCCAAATTTTGTATTAAACTCATTTTGAGAAGTTACCTGTACAGGAATGAAAGCAGGGCCTTCTTCAGTAGGCCCTAGTATAACAGCACCTATTGCTGATACACCTTCAGTAAGATAGCTTAAATCCTTCTCTTGAGTAAATACACCTGGGGAAACAATTGTTTCAGCCATAAAATTTCTCCCTAATTATTAACATTTTTGAATTTAAAATAAAAAAATTACATATATAAATATAAAATTTTTTATCAAACAACTATATTTTAAGTATTTTTATTTTACGGGAGGAGGACCGGGTATTATAGGCTCTTGTTTTGGAACTTCTGGTTGTCCAGGAAGAGGAGTAAGTATACCAGTTTCAATATTTAAATTACCAGGACCATATGTTTTATTTAATTCTTGCATTTTTTCTCGTTCATCCTTTTTAATTTCATCATACTTACCTAAAAGTTGTTGTTTAGCACCCTCTACTTCTCTGACAGCAGCTTGTAAATCGTTAATTTGCAATTCAACCTGCCCAAGTTGTAGCATTATTTGTTGATAATTATTTCTAACCTCACGAATTTGTTTAATTTCGTCGTCAGTAACTTTAATGTTAGCCATAAGTTTGTCTCCTTTAATTTAATTATTGTTTATTATATATATAAATATATAGAATTTTTTAAAACGTTTTATAATTGCTTATTTACCGAATCTCCCCTTTAAAGCAATATAATTTGATTTTATTTCTGTCGTCGATAATGCACGATTATATATTTTTGCAACTGCTATACTTCCACTAAAAACCACATTGGCATTGGCAAGAGGAATAGTTGTATTATTTCTGATCGCTCCTATATATAAAGGTGTTACAGTATTAGCACTTCCACTTAATGCATCATTTGATAGAGGAGTTCCATCTAATTCACCGTCCAAATAAAGAGACATTGTAGAATTACTACGAACACCAACTAAATTATGCCAAGTATTTAATGGTGTTGTTTTAACACCAGTCACTGTACGAGATGTATTAGTTGCATCAGCAATAGCAAACTGTCCATATCCCGTAGGAAATCCAAGCAACCATTCATTAGTTCCGGGAGCGGCACCAGTATTCCATATAGAAAAAGCATAAGCATGATTTCCTGTAATTTTTGGTTTCGCCCAAACCTCAACGGTGTAATCGTCAGATGTAAAAACTAAATCGCCTGGCGATTCTCGACGAACCGCTGCATAATTTTCCAATCCATCTATTTGCCATGCGTCATTATCAAAAGTAGGTGAACCGTCAACAAATGAAGCCGAGTATACACTTGTCAACTCTCTTATGTCTAAACTACCACTTATATAGCTTTTATAATTTTTTGCATCAACATAAAATACCAAATTATCTGTTACTATTTTTGGATTATGATAAAAACTCATATTTTACCTCATAAATTCTAATTTAAGTGCGTCATAATTTTGTCGTATTTCTCCATCTGTTAATACTCGATCATATGCCATTATAGCACCAATTTCTTCTTGTATAAGATTTCTGTCACCGTAAGAACCCAAACCCCAATTTGTCCAACGACCAAATCTCATTGGTAACATATTTTCTGTTATTGATTCCGCATATTCTAAACTAGATGAATCTTCAAACCGCCCGTCTAAATATACTTTATACTCACTTCCATCATATGTAAATGTATAATTATGCCACGACCCAGTTGAAATACTATCTGTTCTTATAGTATAATAATAAGGATTAACTTCATTTTCCAGCGATAATGTATATTTATCAAATATAAGTGAACGCCAATAACCATTTGCGTAAAAAAATCTATCATCTACTGCCGAGTCGCGAATTAACTGAATCGCACCCCCATATAATTCATCATTAGTATATTCGCCAGATGTAAGTAAATTCCAATTTGAATCATACCTTTGAATAATTCTATTATACCAACCAAAACATATATAAAAACAATTAGTTTGTTTGTCATATCTTAATGATGCTGGTCTAGTAAGGACAGGTGCTATTACAGTTTCTTGATATTGTAAATCGCTATTAAATTTTTGCACTCGTCTACCACCCTCGTATTCGGTTACAAAGACATAACTGGCACTTACACATACACTTATTGGTTGATCAAACTCATGATCACCATTTCCAGTTGCAACAGGCCCTGTTTGATTAAATCCATCAGTAATTCCTGAACCAGTTTGGGCTAAAAGATTTAAATCAAATGCTTTTAATTTTTTAATACGATGATTTAATTGGTCTGTTACATAGCACCATCCATTATCCATATCTAGTGCGACATCTGATGGGTTATACCATCCATATGTCGTTGATGAATTAGCACCGTCATAACTTTGTGTTACAGCTTCAAGTTGACCACTAGCAGTATATGTAGATAAAACTATTTTATCGGTAAGAAGTGGAATCCAACACCACCCAGTTGGTTCTGTATTATAAACGCCTTGATTCATTTCTATTTTAGTAGCAGAACCAGAAATAAAATTTATATCTTCATATATTTTATTAAAATTTCCTTTTTCATTCATATGATATGTACTATA